ACATCAAATTCGGGATTCTTAAACCTGAACCCAGGTTAACAGAAAGAAGCCCTTATAAATTCAGGTTGAGCTATGTACTTAAACTTAAAAAGGAGGATTTGAAATGAACGCTTATTTCACAGACAATATGACTGAAAAAGATAAGTCACTTATCAGACAGGCGTTAAGCATGGATTGTGAAGAATGGGACAAAATAGATGAAATGTCAAAGCAAGCAGACACCGAGGAAGGAAGGTATGCTATTTGGCAGATATCAAACAGTAAATACCACAAATCAGAATACGAATTTATCTAATCATGAAAGAGATGTACATAACATTAATCTATATGTCGGTTGCCCTTGCGATATATTACACTGTAAGGCACTTTGACAAAAAGGGAAAGATTGACAAGTTTTTTAACAAGATCGCACCCTCTTACAGAGAAAGAAATTAAACATTTTAAAAATATATGTGGATATGAAATTAACGATTGAAGAATTAAACAAATTAAAGCCGGTAGAAATACTGGAACATGAGGAGGTAAAAAGCCGCTTCATAAGCCTGTACGAAAAAGTACACGGCAAAAAGGACGGTGAGGTTTTCTACGAAAAAGAGAAGTACAACCTTATCCGGATCATCAACAATTCTAAGGACCTGCAGGAGTGTCAAGGGTTCAGCGTGTATGGTACATTTCTTGACCTTGCAACAATGGGTTTAACCTTATCCAGTAATGGAGGGCAGCCTTACTTGTATGCCTTGACCCGAAATGTAAATATCGGGGACAGAAACAATCAGAACTGGGTTAAAAGGATGTACACAGAGGTAAGCCCTTACGGTGAACTTTCTTTAAGGATTGCAGCCGGGCAGATTCTATATGCAGACCGTCCTATTGTAGTCTATGAAGGTGATTCTTTCCAACCGGGAGTAAATGAAAGAGGGCAGAAATATGTTGCCTATTCAACAAAGATCCCAAGAGCTTCAAAAGTTATAATTGGTTGTTTTTTCAAGATAACAAGACCTGATAATTCAAATGATTTCTTCTGGATGTTACCAGATGACATTGAAAGGCTTAAGAGTTTCTCACTTAAGCAGAACAGTAGAAGCAACAAGGAAAATGCTTCAGCAAATTCATTGTACACCAGTAATGGAGGACAGATTGACCCGGGATTCTTAGAAGCAAAAACAATTAAACACGCTTTCAAGACATTTCCAAAAATTCCGCTCGGACAGTTCAGTAAGCTTCAACAATCTGATGAACCTGTTCAGGCAACAGATTACGGACTTGATGAAACTATTCAAGAACAGATACCCGATACTGAGCCTTTTGGCGACTTCTCAGACATCGAAAAAGAAGAGGACGTAAGAACAATACAATTTGCAGGACTTGAAGATGATGGAGGGTTTTAATATGGAAAACACAAACACACCTGCAATACTTGACAATGACGGTATTGCTGTATTATCAAATGCAAGCGAGGTATTGACCCGTAACCAGGTATCAGTACAAAAAGCAAGCGAGATCGGAAAGCAGATAATGGAGGCTATTAGCGTCAGTGGCATGAGTGATGACCTTGATGAAAAGTGTAACACATTTCTTGTAAAGGTAAACACTACCTTGAAGTTAATGAACGAAAGGCGTTCGCCTATTACACAGCTTTTCACCCAGGTTGCAAAGCAATTTACTACCCTTGAAAACGAGTTGAAGGAAGGGCAAACAGTTAAGTTCATCCAACAGTCACGAAATGACTGGGCAGCGAAAAAAGCAGCAGAAAAGGCAAAAGCAGAAGCAGAAGCAAGAAGAAAATTGCTTGTTGAAAATGAAAAGGTAGAAATCAGAAAAAAGGTAGCCCTTGACTTGAATACTTTTTTCACTAACCAGCTTAACACTGTCATTGTACACCTTAACGATGTTTTCAATAAGGCGACCTTGGAGAACATAGAAAGCATGGTCAAGAATATCAGTTCATTCAGTCCTATCTATGAAAAAGTGCATTACAATCAATATGTAAGCAACATTCAGGCAATGTATTTGACAAAAGAAGAAGTCAGTGAAATTGTCGACGCTGTAAAAGAAGAAATGTTCAGGGACTTTCAGGAGAGATATTCAAAGTCAGTCATTGAAACTAAGTTTTCTATTGAGGATTCAATGCCACTACGCAAAAAAGACCTTATCAAGATTGCTGAACTTGAAAAGGAAAATGCTGAAGAAGCTGAAAGGCTCAAAGCCCTTGCACTTGAAAACCAGAAAGCAGAAGCAGAAAGGCAGCGAATAGAAGCAGCAGAAAAGGCAAAAGCAAGCGAGCTACAGATCAATGCACAGGCAGAAGCCGACAAGATGAACAATCTATTTGCAGCTACGGAGGCAGCCGTTGTTTCTGATAACAGTAAGGCACAGGTAAGAACTTCATTAAAGATCACTGTTACCCACCAAAGCGCATGGGTTGAGATATTCACACACTTCATGCAGATTGAAGGAATGAAGCTGGGTATTGATGAACTGGGCAAGAAAAGCCTTAATCAAATGAAAGCAGCTTGTGAAAAGCACGCAACAAAAACGGGTGAGCTTATCAATAGCAAGTACATCAAATATGAAGAAGATTTCACGGCAGTAAACAAGGCTTAAACATGGACAACTACTATTCACGGCCAGAGGTCAGCAATTCAGATTTATCAGAACTTAAAAAAGCTCTTTTTGGAGGGAATAATTACGACCCGACAAATGCCTACAAATTTGGCAGATTGATTGATTGTATGATAACCGAACCTGATAAGGTCGATGAATATCAGTTGAAATGTGATGGCGATCAATATGAAAAGGAAACGGCAAGGCAAATGAGGAGGGCATTTATGAGAGATGAACTATGCAGAACGATGCTTTCTAATAGTGTGACACAAAAGGTGATGGTAAACAGTAAGATGAATTTCACTTATGAAGGAGTGCCCTTCTCGCTGCCTGTCCGTTGCAAATGGGATTTATGGATGACCGGGTTCAACTATGGTGGTGATATTAAATCAACAGCAGCAACTACGCAAAAACAGTTTGAAGAAGCATGCAGACATTTTGATTACGATAGACAAAGGTGGTGGTATATGAACATTGCAGGGAGTAATCAGGATATTCTGATAGGTATTTCAAAGGTGAACTTTCAAATATTTAAAGTCCCTATTCGCAGGGGTGACGACTTTTTTAACTCAGGCAAAAATAAAGCTGAATACTTGGCTTTTAAGTATTGGCAGCTATACGGAGATATTTAGGTTTTAGGTTTTTTAGGTTTAGGTTATCGTGGGTTTTGGTTGTTTTTACCCTTAAAAAAGCAGACGTTCTTATTATTTACTCGACTTTATTTTGATTATCAAAGGGCAGGATTATACTCTTCTTGCCCTTAAAACAGCGAGGTTATGGATTATAGGAGGTTCGAATCCTTCCCTCGCTACAATCCTAAGTAAAGGTTCCTGTTAACAACAGGGTGATCCTGAAATCACACGGCTTCTCAAATATCAGGAAGGTTTGAGATAGATGCAGACAAGAACGCCCCGGCGAGGGCTGCATTGAAATAAAGGAGTTCCGGGGCAATTTGACAGGATGGTATAGTGGCGGTACAATGTGCAACTGTTGAAGCAGATTGCAGGTTACGGAGGTTCGACTCCTCTACCTGTTGCAAAATTTCGGTTCAAAATTAAGGGTGAAAGTTTCCGGCAACCATACCGGCACCCTTCTTTTTAAAAACTAGCAAGACAATGAGATTTCTAACCAAAAAAATAATAGAGAAAATGGAACTAATGGAAATATTACGGCAGGTACAAAAGAAAGGCTTTGCCGTAAAGCAATATCATACTATTGAAAAAGGTGTACCACAACAATATAAAGTTAAGATTTTCACCAAGAACAGAACAATAGATAACATCTATGTCAACTAACATCTTAAACCCGGCAGACATTCAGGAAATGGCAATTGAGATACAGTCATTCCTTGACAACTTCGACGCAACATGTGACGTGCCGGATGCAATATTTGAACGTGGCAACCAGCTTGCTGCTTATGTTTCTCTTACAGGAAAAATGAAGTCAGATGCCAAATACCACTTATCAGAGGCAAAAAGGACAGGGATATTTTCAAATATAGAACATCTTTCTAAAGAGGCAGGCATGAGCGCAACGGCACAAAAGGAGCTTATTAACTCACTTGTTGCCGCGCCCGAAAGACTATATGACTGGTGTGAAAGGTTAAACCGCACAGCTACCCATCAGCTTGAATGGTGCAGATCAATGTTAAGCTACATAAAAGAAGAAATAAACGCCTCACGGGGCATGTCAAATACAAGAAACCATGAACATTAAAATCAAATCAATTTCTATCAAAGTCCTCGAACAATCAAAGACAGAATCAGGGGAGACGATAAAAGCAGACAGGTCTGTAATGACTTATCAGGAAATGCTTGAAATGAAAAAGAAAATAGCAGACACGCTTAATATAAACCCTATCAACGTCCTTGTGCATTACGAGGGCAGGGAGTGAAAATCACCAATTAAATCATAAATATATGGATAAAGAAAAAGCAATCGAGGTTCGTAACCTCAAGTATGTATTCACTAAAGAAGAAGCCTTGGAGCTCGGTAAAGAGCTTGCCTACTCAAACAGGCAGCTTGCAGAACTTGAAGATCAGAAAAAGTCTTTAATGGCTCAAATGACAAGCCAGATTTCAGCACAGAAAGAAATGGTCAACCTCCTTACTACCAAAGTAGGGAACGGCTACAAGTATGTTGATGTTGAATGTGAAATATTCTTTCATTCACCTGAGAAAGGCATGAAAAAGGTAGTTCGCACCGATATTGACGATACCCGGACAGAAATGGATCAGGTTATAACTGAGAAGATGACTGAAAAGGACTGGATACTTTGGAACGATAAATTCCAATCAATCGAGTGCGATGTTGAAATGCACACCCCGGATGTTGACAAGAAGACATATACACAAAGGACAACCGGTATTAAGTTCATTGAAAACATGACGGAGGACGACAGCGAGCAGTTTGAATCTGAGTGCGAAGAAGTTTTATTGCAAACCCCAAAAGAAGGGATGAAAACCCTTGTACACCCTTCAGGGCTTAATGTAGTGTTGAAAATGAATGAGGAGGACATTGAAAAGACACAGCTTAAAATGTTCCCGGATGAACCAAAAGGGGAACTTGTAGAAGAATTGGAAGCAGATGGCTATTGATTTAAAGAAAATAATAGCACAAAAGGAGGTTGAGAACTTCATCAGTTACCTTGAAAAAACAATAGGTCAGGCGGTGGTTTCAGAACACCGCTTTGACCCTTCAAGGCGTTGGAGGTTTGACTTTGCCATTCCAGCGCATAAGATCGCAATAGAAGTTGAAGGAGGGGTTTTTACACAAGGTAGGCACACGAGGGGAAAGGGGTATATAAATGATCTCGAAAAATACAACAGAGCGACAGAGTTAGGTTGGTGCCTAATCAGGATCACACCTAACCAGAAATACTCAGAAAAATTCATTGAACAATTAAGGTCAATGGTCAGGAACAGAAAGAACGAACTATTATGCAGATATTAGAAAGAAATAACAGCTTCATATTTGTATTCTCATACAATCCTCGGTTGGTAAGTGCAGTAAAAGCAATTCCCGGTATTCATTGGGATTGGCAAAATAAATGGTGGGTACTTCCAAATGTTAACGGAAACAGGCAGAAGGCTGAAAATTTCGCTCAAAGGTACGGATTTCAGTTTGCAGGTCAGACAGTGGAAAAACCATTTGACAAACCCCTTCCGGATATGCCAAAACTTCAACTTACAAATGAGCAGTTAAAACAATATTTAAAACTTACCCCATATCCTTACCAGCTTGACGGAATAGCTTACTGTATAGAGCATAAAAGGGCAATTATCGGGGATCAACCCGGTCTGGGGAAGACCGCAGAGGCCATTGCAGCAGTAACCATTGCTAATCAGTTCCCGTGTTTAGTCATTTGCCCGTCCTCCTTAAAAGAGAATTGGAAACGTGAGTGGCAAATGTGGACAAACAAAAGGGTGTCTATACTTAACAATGCCAATCAACATACCTGGCATTTATTCGCAAAAGGTCAAAGCCTTTTTGGCCAGAAAGACGAAGGAATGACACAGGTATTTATTACCAACTACGAAAGCCTGAAAAAATACTTTGTAAAGAGCATAAATAAATCATCAAAACTGACTCTTAAAGACATTCAATTCAGTGAACATATAAGATTATTCAAGTCGGTAATCATCGACGAGTCTCATCGTGTCAAGGAGATAAAAACACTCCAGACCAAGCTGACAAAGGGAATTTGCATGAATAAAGAATATGTATTTGCCCTTACCGGGACACCGGTTGTGAACAAACCGATTGATCTTGTTTCTCAGCTTGGCATTATTGACCAGCTTGGAAAATTCGGGGGATATAAAGCATTTCTTTCAAACTATTGTGCAGGGTTTGACAAAGGACATTCAAACCTGAAAGAATTAAACTGGATGCTCCATACTCATTGTTTCTTTAGAAGGGAGAAAAAGGACGTTTTAAAGGATTTACCTGATAAAGTAAGGCAAGTGGTTTATTGTGACATTATCAACAGGAGAGAATATAATGATGCTCTTGCAGACCTTGAAATATACCTTAAAAAATACCGTCAGGCAACCGATGAGCAGATTGCTCGAAGTATGAAAGGAGAAGTTATGGTCCGTATCGGAGTATTGAAGAATATTTCTGCAAGGGGCAAACTGAATGATGTTACTGAATATATATCCGACATAGTAGAATCAGGAGAAAAGATAATTGTTTTCATCCATTTAAAAGAGGTGGCACAACACTTGAAAAAGATGTTTCCTGCAGCCGTGACAATCACAGGGGAGGACAATAATATACAAAGACAGCGGGCAGTTGATAGCTTCCAGAATGACCCGGATACGCAAGTAATAATTTGTTCTATAAAAGCAGCAGGAGTGGGGCTGACACTGACAGCCAGTTCACGGGTTGCATTTGTAGAGCTTCCCTGGCATCCGGCAGATACCGAACAATGTGAAGATCGTTGCATCGTGGAAGGACAACCAATTCTTACACCCAAAGGATGGATACCTATTGAAAATATTAAGAAAGGCGATTTGATAATTAACCGATTCGGTGAAACAGCACTTGTTAAAGACGCATGGAGCAAGGGCAATACAAAGCTTGTGACAGAGATTAAGGTTGAAGGTTGGGGAGTGATAAAAACAACTAACGACCACCGTTTTCTTACAGTTAATGGATGGAAAGAAGCGTCAGCCCTTTTGCCCGGTGATAAAATAGTAATGCCAAAACAGACAAGTGATAATATCAATTATTTAAAATCAATACCGTTTGATGGTGATTGCCGTATCAATAGAACATTTATTGGCAACCATGGTCAGAAAATAGAAAACGGAAGGCTTATACATGCACCTGAAACCGTAAATATTACAGATGACACTCTTTTTGTATTTGGGTATTTTGTAGGTGACGGATTTGCAAGTACCATGAAGGGAAAGGGTAGGTTTATTTCAATTGCAGGACACACTGTTAAAAAAAGAGAGGCACTCGAACGCTGTAAGAAATGGTTTGATTCAATTGGTTTAAATTATAGTGAAAGGGCTGAAGTTAATGGTTTAGGAACAGAAATAAGGGCATACTCTGGTGAATGGGCTTTGTTTTTTGAAAAACATTTTGGAATAAAAGCGCACGGTAAACAATTACCTGAATATCTGATGTACTTAAATCCAGAGCAAAGTAAATCAATCCTTTCCGGACTTATGGCCAGTGATGGATATTTCAGAAAAAACAGATATGAATACGTAACAGCCTCGGATAAACTCGCCTCCCAAGTGGCAAGACTTATTTTAAGGGCAGGTTATAGGCCAACTGTTACCACTAATTCAACGGAACAACATGTTATTGCTTACTCTGAATCTCAAACAGATAACAATGCCATGGTTCAATCTGTATTTACTTATTTTCCTAAAAAAATAAACGGGGAACGCCAAAGGGTATATGATCTAACAACCGATATAACAGAGTCGTTTGTGGTTGGCCTTTCTGTGGTGCACAATTGTCATCGCATAGGCCAGAAAGAAAGCGTCCAAGCCACTTATTTCCTTGGTCGTGACACCATAGATGAATGGGTTTATCAGATCATAGACGAGAAACGGAGCATTTCAAGCCAGATCACAGGGGCAAGAAATGAGGTCGAAGTATCAGTAATGGATTCAGTAATTAACCTTTTTAATAAGAAGATAAAATGACAAAAGAAGAATTATTTGCAAGGTATAATATAAATGAATCTCACTCAGAATGGAATTATAGGATTGACAACTGGATGAGTGTTGAAATATATCGTATTATGCATAATGGAGCATTGCCACAAAATAATGATATATCTGTAAAATGGATCGTTGAGTTTCTTGATAAAATAAAAGATACAAAATGGTGGACTAATAATGTAATGTGCCGCAAAGACTGGGGAAGCCTATTGGTAACGGCTAAGAGGCTTGTTTATTCACTTGCTGAAGATATTTTAAAAGAAATAAATCAAAAAGAACAATGACCCTTACTCCCTTGCAAAAATTGATAGTGATTTTACCACTACAAAAGCCGCAAAATGGCAGGTTGGTAGGCATAAAAGAAGAAAACGACAGAACGAAAACTTATTTTATTGAACCTCTTACCTCCAATTTCGGACCATATAAAAACGGAATGAAGCTAATCAGGATAAGTTCAAGGGACATAGATAAAAATGAAGTAATAATTCAAAAACACTAAATCTTATGGAAGAAAAAAAATTAGATGTCGTTCCTTACTCAGGGATAAGTAAAGAACCAACTCGCTACCCGGTAGCACTGAACAAAAAAGAAAACGGCTATTATCAGATTATTGCCCTTATCAGTGGTAAATGGTCGTCAATATGTCCAACACTTTTTGCATCTGTTCCACCAGCAGACAAGGAAATAAACAGGATTATAGCCTTAAATCATGGCATGTTTTACCGCATGACAGAGGAGCAAAAGGAGGTTTTAGTATGAAAACATACGTATTAATAGTATCTACAAGATTCCCTAAAACACACAAAAGAGCAGGAAAATTAACATACTTTCCTGCAAAAATATTAGCCACTTTATGTATAACTCATGTGCCAGATAGAGAAAGAAAATTACACACTATTAGAGGCAATTATCCACTTTGGGAAAAAAGAATCAATGAAGTAAATGAAGGTAAGGCAATTATTTCATTAAGATTCTGGAGCGATATTCCTTATAGGTCCAAACAGATTGAATTTGCAACTTTGGGAAAGGGCGGAATCGGTATTCAAAAACTTGATAACCCTAACAACTTTGCTTTTGCAAGTATTGAGGGGAAAATGAACCACTGGGAAGATGTAGCTAAAAATGATGGATTATCATTTGATGACTTTTGCGATTGGTTTAATGAAAAACAACCAGAACCTATGGCAATAATACACTTTACAAACTTTAGATACTGATGAAATGAAAACAGCCTTAATAATAGCAGGAGCGTGGTTATTCCTTGCACTTTGCGTATATGTGATAAACTATCTTTTTTATGAAAAAATAAAACCTGAATAAAAAATGGACGAAGAACTTGAAAAAATAGAAGTACTCATGAAGCTTGGTAAATACTCCTTAAGCGTGCTAAAGAAGCTATTGGAAAATGCTGTTATGTTGTCTGAGATCGAAAAGCAAAAATCATTGAAAGATGGCAAACAATAAGACCGGATTTAATTATTATAATGTCGATACAGACAGGTATCAGGACATTCGAATTAAGCGGTTGAAAAAAGATTTTGGTTGTACCGGGATTGCTGTATATGATTACATATTAAGTGAGGTATACCGGGATAAAGGCTGTTTCTCTGAGTGGGACGAAAGTCGTGCCTTTGACGTAGCTGAATATTTCGGGCTTAAAGAATCAACGGTTGAAGAAATAGTAAAATACTGCGGTGTAGTGGGCCTTTTTGAAAAAGGATTGCTCTCTCGTGGGATTGTTACCTCTCAATCTATTCAAAAGCGATATCTTGAAATGTGTGTTAGGGCAAAAAGGAACAATTGTAAAATTCCAGATTCCATAAAAATTCAGGAAGAATCTAAGATTGTTACAGAAGAAACCGCCAAACTTCCAGAAGAATGTACCCAAAATTCATGCGGTTTGCCACAAAGTAAAGTAAAGGAAAGTAAAGTAAATAAAAGAAAAAAAAGAGAGATAAGAGAAAAACCGGAACAACCGGTTTCCCCTCCCTCTTCAAATGTTAAAATTGACTTTGAAAAATTGATAGAAACATATCACACTCTTTGCCCGTTGATGCCAAAAATTAAAGCCCTGACAAAAGCAAGGAAGATTTCAATTCTTGCCCGAAATTCAGAATATGGCAAAAACGCCATTTACGAAGTCTTGAAAAAGGCAGGAGCGTCAAAATTCCTTAACGGTGAAAATGACCGTCAATTTAAAGCCAATTTTGATTGGATTTTCAGCCCTTCAAATTTTGTTAAGGTAATGGAGGGTAATTATGATGAAAGTCGCAAAAAACCACCCCGAAACACGTATGCAGCCCCTTTAAGGAATGAGTTAGAGGATTACAACGGGATGAATCCCGATTATTCAAAATATATTGAGAATCTACAAAAGTTATCAGAATCAAAAACAATAAAACAATGTTAAGCTTAGAAGTAATTGAAAATGAAGGCAATAAGACCATGAATAAGAAAAACGAGTTGGGTATTGAATACATCATTGATGTTGTTTGTGAATATTTCAACCTTGACAAACTTCTATTCCAGTCAAAAAGCAGGAAAAGAGAGCTCGTACAACCCCGTCAGATAGCACATTATTTCGCTAAAAAATATACAAAAAGCTCTTTGGCCTATATCGGCAAAAGGATAGGGGTTAAAGATCATGCCACAGTACTGCACTCATTAAAAACAGTAAACGGGTATTTGGGATATGATAAGGAATTCATTGCTTGGGTGGATGATATTGATAAAATTCTTAAGAAAAAGTATGATGAAATAGTTTTATATCAAATAAGTAAACAGGAAATCAAGGAGACCGTTAAAGACCAGGTATTTATTTATTTACTTAAGAATTACCCGGTTAAAACGAGAAAAGAAAAAATTGAAGTTGAACTATAAAAGCAAAACAATGGAAGCAATTGAATTTGAAGAAGTAAATGTTCACATAGGTGAAAATCAACCGGAGTACGAAACGCTTCCGGTCCATGTTGAATATGACGAAGAAAGTAATGGATTCTTCAGAAAAGTAACAATGTGTTTTGAACTTGACGAAGAAGAGAAAAAGCAAGTTGCTGAAACAGGTAAAATTTGGCATACAGTATTACAGGTTAAAAGCGAGTTGTTTCATCCTATCAGAATGAGCGTACTTAAGCCGGAAATGAAATAAAAGCAGCTATGGCATTTGAGAGTGATTATGTTGTACTTGGTAACAGCCGGGAACAGGTTAAACAATGTGGAAATGCTGTTACTCCTCCAGCAATGGAGATGCTGATTGAAAGATGTGTTGAAAGTTTAATGTAAAAAATAGAATAATGAAAGTAGGATTGATAGATATAGATGGACATAATTTTCCAAACATTGCGTTGATGAAAATTGCAACATTTCATAAAAGCGATAATGTTGAAATGGCGTTGATCGGGAATTATGACAAAGTTTATTGTTCTAAAATATTCAATTATTCAGAGGACATAAATTCATCTTTGATTAACTCTAAAGAATGGATTAAAGGAGGCACAGGTTATGATATTAAATCAAAACTGCCAACCGAAATTGAAAACTGCCAATTAGATTATTCCATTTATCCGATGTATGATTTCTCAGTTCAGTTATTTTCTCGTGGCTGTATTCGAAAATGCCCATTTTGTGTGGTACCTGAAAAAGAGGGATATATAAAAGCAGTCGATCCATTAAATCTTAATCCAAGGGGTAAGCATATTGAAGTATTAGACAATAATTTTTTTGCCAATCCTGAATGGAGAAAATCCATTGATTACTTATTAGAAGTAAATCAGCCAGTTAATTTACATGGAGTTGATATTCGCATTATGACTGAAGAACATGGATATTATCTGAATAAGTTAAATCACATGAAACAAATTCATATCGCATGGGATTTCCCGGAAATGGATTTAACTCCGAAATTAAAAGAAGTAGTAAAATATATTAAACCATATAAATTGATGTGTTATGTTTTAATAGGATATAATTCGACTCCAGAGCAAGACTTATTCCGAGTTGAAACATTGAGGGGGTTCGGTATTGATCCGTTTGTTATGCCCTATAATAAATTCAATAAGTATCAAAAACGCTTTGCCCGTTGGGTTAATCATAAGGCAATATTTAAATCAGTAGAATATAAAGAATATGTATAAACTGCCATTTTCCTGACGTTAGGAAGAAGAAAAAATATCATCTTTAAAAACTTGTTGATAAATAGACTATTAATATCTAATTAATAAGTTGTGAAATATGTAAATTAGAAAAAAATATTGAGATGATTAGTCTAAAGTTATTTTACAGGAAAATAGGAATTAAGAAAAGAGGTCAAAATATTCTTAATATTACAATTGGAATCGTACTCTTTTCGTTTATTGCACCTTTTTTATTTACTAGAAAGTCTTTACTAGGATTAGACTTCATAAGGACAGGGGCAATCGGCGACACAATTGGTGGAATTATGAGTCCATTTGTTGCAATTGCTGGTGTATTAATAACATTTGCCGCATTTTATATTCAATATATTGCTAATAGGCAGCAGAGGGCCATCTTCTTAAAATCCTTGAAGATTCAAAAAGAAAACTTTCAAAAAGAACTTGAGACCAGTAAAATTGAAAGCAAACTGAATAAATTTGAAAATCAATTTTATGAAATGATTCGACTGCATAAAGAGAATGTAAATGAAATTGCAATTGAAATAAAAACAGAAGATTATTTTAAGGGTGAAAGCATTTTACACCATAAAATAGTAACTGGAAGAAATGTCTTTAAATATTACATTGATGAATTAGAAATATTGTTTAAAGTGATATCAAAAAAAGGGATAGATAAAGAAGATGCTTTTTTTCAAGCTTACGAAATATTTTTTCATGGATTTAGAACATTTAAAAAAATAAGGGATGATTTTGATTATGGAAAGTATGAAGATACAATAAAACAGATTCTATTTGGACACGAAAGTAGGAGCATGGAATTAGGAGGATTATTTTCATCATATGGGATAACGCCTGAAAGAAGAGAATATGATTTATTCATTGGCAGGAGTTCTTATTTAGGACATTATTATAGACATCTTTACCAAATAGTAAAATTTGTCGTTAAACAAGAATTTATGAGCTATGAAGACAAAAGGAAGTATTTGAGAATCCTACGCGCCCAATTATCAAATCAAGAGCAGGTAATGCTTTTTTATAATTGGCTTTCTGATTTTGGCAGTCAATGGGAAGAAATAAATGAAAATGGTAACAAATTCTTTTCTGATTATAGAATGATTCATAATATTTGGCCCGAAATGGTATTTGATGAATTTGATATTGAGAAGATATTCAGAACAAATGAAAAGAAATATAGAGTTGAAAATGGCAGGGAAAATGATTGTATGTTCGAATTTGAAGGTTAATATTAATGGCAGTAGACTTTGTGAGTTTTATTTTAACAATACAGTATGAAGATAAAAATTCAATTGAAAAATTTTAAACCAAAAATAAATTCACTACTTAAGTGGATATGGTTGAATATCCAAACCATTGCGTCAATTGTGGCGATTATTGTTGCAGTAGTCGCATTAAGGTCTGACAATAAATCAACAACCGAAATAACGAATCGCCTTGATGAGATTGGAAAGGTGTGGAAAGACAACATTGAGCAAGAAAAGAAATTAGGTATTCCTAGGTTTCAACTTGAAAATGTTTATTTGGATGGAAAATTAATAAAGATTACTTTAAAAAACATAGGAAAGAGGCACGCATATACTTTAAACGGATACGCTGGTTATTTATTTAAAGATGGCTCCCACAAGTTTATTTGCCCATCGTCAATATTATTAAAAGGGAATACTTTTGGATCTGAAACTGAACAAACATTGACGGGCAAAATAACTTGGTTTGAATCCTTGAAAGGTAAAGATGTTAATGTTCTAGTGAAAGTTCCTTATGTGGACATGGATTTTGGTGACACTCTCATTTTTAAACAATTGATTTTATTAAAAGGCGATGATAGTGGATTTATTAAATATTCTAACGACAGTATAGAGAATTATTTAGAAGCTATTTTTGAAAAAAAATATAATGACAATTGACTATTCCATACTTGGACGAAAGCTTGAAAAGCTTTACCCTTACCTCGCTAAAGAGCTTTTGACAATCCCAGATCTTGACGATCTCGAATTAATAGACTGTTTGTATACTGAATACTGCTCAATCCAAGCCAAACCTCAATCAAAAGGGCAACAGACAAACCAACGGCTCATATTTATTGCCTCGGTAATAAAACTTTATGATCCTGATTATTTCAAATATAAATCCAATATCAAGAACGGGTTAAGAAAAAAATTATCGGACATTCTCGTTTGTGATCCTACCCAAATATCACACAGTATTGCAGATGTGAAAAACTACTTGACAATTTATCACGACTTCAAAGATGAAGTGGAATACATTTACGGAAGATTAAAATATTTTTCAGAACAGCAAAAGGGCAACCTCCTGTAAATTAAATTGATAAATATTTTGTCATTTCGTTTTTTATTACTATATTCAAATAAGAAACACTTGATACATGAATATTCTACAACTTATAATCAAGCAGCGATATTTTGACCAGATCATATCCGGCCAGAAGAAGCAGGAAACAAGGGAGGTGCGCCCCACTACCCAGAAAAAATATGTCGTACTGGACGAAGAAGATGCCATCGTTGACATTATCGGATATGATGCAATCCGCTTTTTTGTAGGCTATGAAACAAACAGGGCTACTGCCCTGGTAGAAGTGAAAGGCGCTGAACTCGTTGAAATAGTTGACGAGGATGAAAACCCGATTTACTACGACTACAAAGGCCAACAAAACCAGATGATCGACATAGTTTACACCTTGGGAGCTGTTCTGGAAAAACAGTGTTAATTAACAAGGTTGTAAAACTTAAAATTTCCAATTATGGCAACTTCAATTAAGGTTGGCACAAGTGCACGTGCCAGCAAAGGTGTTACCGGCAGAAGGTCATTTTCTGGTGGCAACGGTCAGTTTATGACACGTCGTCAGAAGTATGGCGAAGTCCGTACAGGCATGGGTTTATCAGGAGGATAATTCACAAAGCCTATCAAGATCATGACATCAAGTGTAAAGACCAGTGTTATCACTCTGGCTGAAGAGAACATTAAAGCGGTCGCATCTCGCACAGATACGGTCGTATTGTTTTTTTCTTGCGGTAAGGATTCACTGGCCTTACTTGATATAGCAGCTCCATATTTTAAAAAGGTGGTTTGTATTTTCATGTATTTTGTTGATAACCTTCAGCACACAGAAAAATACATCACCTGGGCAAAGTCGAAATACACGAACATCGAATTTATCAAGGTCCCGCATTGGAACTTATCTTATATCCTCAGAAATGGTACTTTCTGTGTTGCAAACCCGAAGCAGAAGCTTTTAACACTTAAAGACATCGTTCAGTATGTGAAAGAAAAGACAGGCGAAAGGTATTTCCTTTTCGGGATGAAGAAAGCAGATAGCCTGAATCGTAGGATAATGCTGAACGGGATTGCCGGAGCGTATATCTCCGATAAAGGCTATTGTTACCCACTGGCAGACTGGACAAACAAAGATGTTATCCAATTCCTGAAAGTAAGAAAACTTCCGTCGCCAATTCGCTATTCCAATAATGCAAGCGGTGGCGTTGGATTTAACAAAGAGTGCTTTTCATATCTGAAAGATAATTATCCACAGGACTTGCAACGGATAATAAACGCATTTCCGCAAAGCAGAAAAATATTAATTGACATAGAAAATGAAAGAGATAAAACAGAGTGAAACAATAGTTATCAACCGAACACAGATAAACTTTGCTCCATATAACCCTAAGAAACATTCAAAGGATGCCATAAACCAACAGAAGCAGAACTTTAAAAGGGTGGGCTTTCTTGGTGGTGTAGTTTGGAACGAAGTAACCGGAAACCTTGTTTCAGGACATAAGAGGGTTATGGCAATGGATGAATACTACGGATATGACGGGACAGCCGGAACAGATTATCAGGTAAAAGTCGAAAGGGTGGAAATGGACGAGAAAACAGAGAAAGAACAGAATATCTTTATGGATGCCACAAATACCAACACCCAACAGGATTATGATCTTCTTGCTTTGATTCTCCCTGATATTGACTATAAAAATGCAGGGCTTACAGAACAGGACATTCATCTTATCGGGGTGGATTATTCCCTTCAGACAGAATTTGAAAAGGGCGTTTCAGATGTGTTTTCTGAGATGAAAGAAACAGTTAAGCCAAAGAAAGAACTTACCGAGCAGGAAAAGATTGACCATGTGAAAGCGATAAAAGAAGAAGTGAAGAAACAGACCTCCGATAAGGTTGAAAACATGGATTCTTACTTTATGGTGACATTTGACACCTTACAGGCCAAAAGAGAATTTCTGAGGCGTTTTGACTTTCCAGACAATGAAAAATACATTAAAGGGGAAGTATTCGGGGAAATGATCGAAAGGGTTTAAAATTAACACAGTTAACACTCACGCACGCACGAAATGTCAACGAAGAAACCAAATATAAACGACTTTCAAAAGGTAGCAATTGCAAAAGGTGGTATAATAGCAAGCATCGCATTGTCGTTTGGAGTTTCAAGGCTTACTATTTACAAGTGGTGTACTAAAGATGAACGTTTCCAAAAGGCTATTGATGAATCAAGGGAGACGTTTATTGATATTTGTGAATCAAATCTACAAACACTATGCAAAGGGATTCCAAAGGTTGAAACTGATGAAAGTGGAATAAGAAAGCAGACAGGATGGGAAGAAAAACCCAGTGAATCTGCAATAACGTTCGTTTTACGGACAATAGGCAAACAGAGAGGTTATGTAGAACGGATACAGACCGAGGAGGTAAATAACCCGTTCTTTGACCTCATGAGAAAGGTGGCAGAAAGAAAGAAAAATATCAAAATGTCAGAAAATAATCCAGAAAATGGCGAAAGTGTAAAATAGAGATTACTTACAAAATGTCAAAAATAAATGAAAATATAGTTGATATTTGGCAAGATTGGAAAAATGACTGGTGTCTTGCTGCCGATGAACTCCTTGGTGTCACCCTCGATGAGGATCAGAAAGAGATATTAAGGGCAATACAAAACAATAGGCTTATATCAGTAGTCTCCGGCACTGCAAGAGGAAAAGACTTTATTGCTGCAGTTGCGGCATTTTTGTTTTTATACCTCACACCTGAATTTGATGAAAAGGGAAATTTGGTAGGCAATACCAAGGTAGCCATGACAGCTCCGACAGGACGACAAGTAGAGAATATTATGTACCCTGAAATAACCAGGCTGTACTACATGGCAAAAAAGAACTTTCCAATTCTCCCCGGAAGGCTGACAGGTTGCGATATACGGACAGACAATGAAGAATGGTTTTTGACAGGCTTTAAGGCCGATGAACACAATCAAGAGGCATGGACTGGTTTCCATGCAGTAAACACAATGTTTGTTGTTACTGAAGCATCCGGCATACCTGAAAACATATTTACGGCCATAGAAGGTAACTTACAAGGTAATTCAAGATTATTGATTGTCTTTAACCCTAATATCATCTCCGGCTATGCAGCAAACAGTCAAAAGTCAGAACGTTGGTCAAAATTCAGGCTTGACTGCCTTAACGCTCCTAATGTCATTAAGAAAGAAATCATTATTCCCGGACAGGTAGATTATGAATGGGTAAAAGATAAGGTAGAAAACTGGTGCGCCCCGATTTCTGAATATGACTACTTACCGGAAGAAGGGGATTTTATTTTTGAAGGAAACCATTACCGTCCTGATGATACATTTCGCATAAAAGTACGTGGCATGTTCCCGAAAGAAGGTGAAAACGTGCTTGTGCCATTAAGCTGGATAGAAGCAGCAGAAGAAAATTACAGAAACAACAGGTCAAGGATTGAACTTTCAAAGAAATTGAACCTTGGTGTTGACGTGGCGGGCATGGGAAGGGACAGCTCCGTAATATATCCCAGATATGATAACGTAATTGAAAGACCAATAAAACACCAGAGCAACGGCAAGGCAGATCACATGCACATAGCGGGTATAGTGGCCTCAAAAATTGGCAAATCATGGTACAATAATGCTTATATAGACACAATAGGAGAAGGGGCGGGGGTTTATAGCCGTCTTGAAGAACTGGGGCATAAAAACGTGTTCTCCTGTAAGTTTTCAGAAGGGGCAGCAGGGTTGAAAGATGTCACGGGGCAATATGAGTTTGAAAATATGAGGGCATATCTTTTTTGGGCAATACGGGACTTCTTTAACCCACGAAATAAGCAAAACCCCATGTTATGCCCTAATGGCAGCCTTAAAGAGGAGTTGACAGCAATAAGGTGGTTTTTTGCCTCAAATGGCAAGGTGAAGATAGAACCTAAGGATGAGATAAAAGCAAGGCTAAAAAGATCGCCAGATGATGCTGATTCGCTTGCTAATACTTTCTATCCTCATGACGGAAAACAAAAAGGCTGGACAGCCTCACAGATAGCTAATTATATTTAAAACAAGAATAATATGGAACTACAAGAATTACTGAAATCCAATGATTTTAACGAAATAGAAAAACAACTGAAGATAAGGCCGGAGTTCGCAGCAACAAAGGAGGATGCAGAAAACCAGTATGATGTAACTAAGCACAAAGTATTCAGCATAACTGAAAGACCCGACAAGACCGTTAAACGTCCTGATCCAAGCGGAGAAAAAAACAATGACGGCACGGACGTAATGATTGACTCTATCGAAAAGGTGACAAGGGTAGGGCTTGCATATCAGGAGTTGATAACTGACAGGTCGGTAGGCTTCATGCTTGGTAATCCTATTGAGATAGAAAAGAAATATTTCAAAGAGAACGAACAGGGCAAACGACTTTTTTCAATGATAGAGAAAGTATGGAGTGATAATAAGTTCGATATGATCCTGCCTGAGATAGCAGAAAGGCTGTTTTCTGAAATGGAAGTGGCATTAATTTTCTACTTTATAGAAGAAGAAGGATATTGGGGTGACATGTCAAAAAGTAAATTCAGGCTTAAAGTAAAGATATGTTCCCCTCAGCTTGGCGATGCTCTTTATCCTCATTATGACGAATCGGGCGACATGGATGCTTTTTGTCGTGGATATAGCACAATAAGGGAAGGAAAGACAGTAGAACACTTTGATATTTATACATCCAGTGCCATTTATAAATGGGAAAAAGAATCTGACAAATGGGAATTGATAAGGCCAAATGATATGATTGAGTTTTCTGTCAGCTCCCCTGAGAAGATCATGGCTGTATATATCAAACAGGATGCGCCCGACTGGCTTAAGGCGCAAAACCTTATCGAAAGGCTTGAAATGAGCATGTCAAACCATGGTGACACAAACGACTATAACGGGTCTCCAATCCTCTTTACAAAAGGTGAATTACAGGGTGCACCCGCCAAGGGCAGCAGGGGAAAGGTACTTTCAGGAAGCGTAGACTCAAGCGCACAATATTTGGCGTGGGATAATGCACCGGGATCTATCAAGCTCGAATTTGAGAATTTGAAAAGTGCAATATTTGAGATAACACAGACACCAGACATTTCATTCAGTAATTTGCAAGGGTCAGGACTGCCAACATCAGGCGTGGCATTAAAACTTCTGTTTATTGATGCTCACATGAAAGCATTAAAGAACTGGAGAACATTTGGAACGGGTGTTCAAAGAATGTTGAATGTTGTCAAGGCTTGTATATGCAGGGTAGTTGACATTTCACTTATCAAAGAAGATGCAAACCTGATTGTTACCCCTGTTTGTACTCCATATCTGCCACAGAACAAACAAGAGATTGCACAGATGGTTGATAACTCCGTTGCTGCCGGTTCGATAAGCAAGCGCACAGCATACGAAAACCACCCTCTTGTTTCAGATGCAGATCTGGAAGAAGAAAGGGCGCAAAAGGAACAGATGGAAAGCATAGAACCACCGGCTGAATAATGAAGGAAACAAAACAACAAAAAAGCTACAAAAACCCTGAGGTTTTAGCTTCAAGCACAGTATTAATGGCAGAATGTCGCCCTAATAGTAAACCGAGTGGAAGACCTTGTTATCCACCCACACCGGGAGGACGGTAAAATAGTGTAAAATGAACTATACATGTCATGCTGATATCGATGGAACTTTGATCTATAAAGGTAAAAACGAATTAGGTCAAATATTAACCCTTTGCATACACCCGGACGAATATAACGCCTGTATTTTTTGGGATGTTTGTTTCTGGGTAGGGAAAAGAAAAAAAGGTTATCAGTACATGCAGCAGACAGGAAAAGACGGTGTGAAAAGCTTATTATGGGCAAAAGGCTGCATTGTTGATTTCATCAAGAAACATGGCATGTTGAAAACATCAAAAAAGAATTATTTGTGCATATATTGGGATGATCGCAGGAGAAAAGAGACATATTACAGAGGCTTAAAAGACTTGGGGTTTAAGTTTTCCACAATCTGCAACCAGTTACGACTTGTAAAAACGTTATAAAATGCCCGACTTTGAAGACATACACAAACAGAATGTTTACCGCTATGCAAAGCAGGTAGAGGATAGTTATATCTCCTTTGCCAAGAAAATAGTTTCAATAGTCAATGATCCGAAAGCCAAATTACAGAAAGCTTTTAAGTTCTCAAACAATAAGGAGATACAGAAAAGGACAGATAAGCTGACAGGCGAGTTTAATGCAGCATTATATGACTTATTTTATACTTCTATCACTAAAGAATGGGAACTTGCAAACCAAAAGAACGACATCTTAATAAAGGAGACCATTAAATCTGCAGAGGTGCTTTCTCTTATGCCCGGTCTGACAGATCACAATATTTCAGCCCTTAAGTCTTTCATTGAAAGAAAAGAAAACAGCCTTGGTCTCTCCGATAGGGTGTGGAATATGGCAAAGTCATTCAGGGATGAACTTGAAATGCACCTTCAAATAGGGATAATAAACGGTGATCCTGCAAATGTCATCTCCCGAAGGGTCCGGGAAAACCTTCTTGAACCTGAAAAGCTTTTCAGAAGGGTAAGAAATAAAGAAGGTAATCTGATTCTTTCAGAAAGTGCTAAAGCGTTTCATCCAGGGCAGGGAGTTTATAGGAGTTCATTTAAAAATGCAAGAAGGTTGGCAGTCACAGAGACGAACATGGCATACAGAAACGCAGATCATGAAAGGTGGAAAAATAATCCAATGGTGGTTGGTTTTGAAGTGAAGGTTTCAGGAAACCACAGTAAGGATATGTGTGATCCACTAGCAGGTAAATACCCAAAATCATTTCACTGGACCGGATGGCACCCTCACTGTTTTTGTTATGCTACACCAATACAGCTTTCCGATAAGGAACATGACGAATATATTGACAGCATCCTTGACGGCAAAGAATACAATCCAAGGCAGTCAAAAGAATATGTCTCCAGTGTCCCGGAAGGATTTAAAAGCTGGGTAGAAGAAAACAAGGAAAGGATAGAATCAATGAAGAATCCTCCCTTATGGATTAAGGACAACAAAATCCTGCAAGGTGCAAAACCGATATTTACTTAATCACCTTTAAAGGCTTATTGCAGTGAGGGCAATAAATGACATTATCTTCTGACTTATTAAAAAGATCAAAGAAAGAAACTCCTAATGCACCGGCTATTTCGTTAAGCTTACCGATTGTCGGGTTTCCTGACAAAGAAGCGTATAACGCTTGATATGTAACGCCCAATCTTAATGCAAGCTCCTGCATTGTTATTCCCTTCTCTTTACAAAGCTCCTGAACTCGTAACATAGTATCAATTTATAGTTTGAAACAAAATTAAATAATAATTCAATATATAACTATATAAAAGCAATAAAAAATAAATAAATAATTTGAATAAATATTT